CAGGATTGAGGCCTCGGTCATCAGATCGATCCAGCGGCCTTTCTCGTCCAGATGCTGGCGGGCATAGAGCGGCAGGCCGAGGGTGTTGGCCGCCTCCAGCAGATTGGCCGGGCCGCCATAGGTGGTGAAGGTGTCCATGGTGCCCAAGGGGAAGGCGATGCCCTCACTGGCGGGGACCAGCCGTTCGGTAGCCGTCGTGGAAAGCGTGACCGTGCCAGAATATTCCTCGAACACGATCCCTGCGAAGGGGAAGTTGCGGCGCACGTCCTGGCGCAGGGGCTGCGCGCCGGTGGCCGCGTAAAACTTGTAGGCCTCCTCGGTCTTCGGGTGCGCGATCAGTTTGTCGAAGAACTCCCGGCTGACGAGGGCATGCACGTCCGACATGCTTTCGCCCAGCAGATTGTCCTCAATGGCGCGCAGCACCTCGCGCACCTTGCCCTGCACGTTGGTGCCGGCCGTGCCGAGGACGAAGTCGACCGAGATCTGCGCCAACCCGAATTCTGTGAAGTAGTTATAGAGGGTGGTCCCTGCACCGTCTTTCACGATGCCGCGGAGTGCGTTCATCTCCATGTATTCCCGCGTCTGCGCATGCTTTCGGCGCATCAGCTGCAGCTTGCGGTTCATCACCTCGACCAGAGGGTCGGCACCATCGAAGACGCCCAAGCTTGGTTGGCCCTGTATGTCGCCCGGCAGGATCACATCATCATGCGGGATCCACGGCAGGGCGAAGCTGCGCATCGAGCGGCCCTCGCGGGTGCCGACGGTGGCGGGGCCGCCCAGCGGGACCGAAGGGAGCAGATTCAGCACGCCCTCATATTGCTCGATGATCACCGAGCGCTGGGTGACACCTTCAAAGCGGAAGAGGCCGATCTGGCCGAGGCGGGTGTAAAGGTTGGGCAGGATGTTGATGGCCTGCGTCATTTCGGCCAGCGAATAGCCGCCAGCGTCAAAGGGATTGCGGACAAGGGTCATGGGTTGCTCCGGGGATGTGGGGGAATGGGTGGCGACGTCACGGGTCAGAGGTCGCGCGTCAGACGCCGTCTCGCGCGATGATGCCGACGGCAGCAAGTTGGGTGATTTTGGCGCTGATCTTGGTGCCGTCATCGACGGATCCGTCGTAGGCGAGGCCTGCGCGCGAGACGATCGAGGGGCCACGGACCACGACAATGCCGGTAGCGTCCGCCAGCGTGGCATCAACTGCGTAGAGCAGAACGGCGCTGGCGGTCTGCGCACCATCCGAGCCGGTCGCGGTCGCCAGCTTGTACTTGCCACTGGCGGTGATCTGGCCGAGCACCGAGCCGACAGGATAAGGCATGCCTTGCAGCAGAGTGATCACCTCGCGGGTGTAGTTCGGGTTGACCTCATATTTGAGGACATCGCCCATGCTGGGCTGTTCCGTCAGGACGGGCATTGGTCAGTCTCCATGATGTTGGGGATTGGGGCGCTGGTTCAGCGCCTGGCGTCGGTCGCGGTTTTCTTCGCGGCCGCGATGATCGGGCTGTCTTTTGCGGCGGCCGCCGCTGGAGCGGTGGCGACGATGCCAGCAGCATCGCTGCGGGCAGCAAGGTCGGCCAGCACGCGGGCGCGCAGAGCCTCGGGTTTGATGCCACGCGTGACGGCGTCAGCCGCATCGATGGTCACACCGAGCCGGGCTGCTTGCGCACAGACCTGCGCCACTTCGGCGGCCTCGGCGCGAATGGCCTCGGCGGTCATGGATGCCGCTTCTGGTGTCGGCGCAGCAGGTGCTGAAGCGTCCGTCGCAGGCGCGGCGGCAGCGACCGACGGTTCGGTCGTGGTCGGGGCGGTGCCCTCATCGGGGGGAATGGCAGTTGCGGCCGGGTTGGGAGTGTCGGTGGGCGTGGTCGTCATCTGTGGACCCTTTCTGGTGGGGGGCGTGATGCCGCGGGGTGCGGCGGCGAAGGTGCGGAAGGCGGTGACGGGATCGGCGATTTCGTCAGCCAGACCTGCTGCGATGGCATCGGCACCGCGGAAGACGGCTGCTTCCGTGGCCAGCGCCGCCGCCTGTGTCAGCCGATCCCCGCGACCGGCCGCGACGGTTTCGGCGAAGAGGAAACGGACCACCTCCAGCTGACGCTGCATCTGGTCGTGTATGGCCTCGGGCAGAGGCTGATACGGGTTCGCGTCGATCTTGTGCGATCCGACATGGATCAGCGTGACGGCGATGCCTTTCTGATCCAGCGCCCCGCTCATATCAGTGTGCAGGGCCACGACACCGATGCTGCCGACCGCCCCGGTGCGGGGCAGGATGATCCGGTCAGCCTGCGATGCCAGAACGTAACCTGCGGACAGGGCATGTTCCGTGACAAAGGCATGGATGGGTTTCTGCGCCCGCGCCCCCCGGATCCGATCTGCCAGATCGAAGGCCCCCGCGACCTCGCCACCGAAACTATCGACGTCGAGCGCAATGCCGCGCACGGCCGGGTCGGCCAGCGCCGCATGAAGCTGGGCGGCAATCCCTTCGTAAGAGGTCAGGCCGGAGGATTGGCCGATCCAGGCGCCACGGTGCACGAGTGTGCCTGCGATTTCGATCACCGCGATGCCGTCGACCACCGCAAAGGGCTGGCTTCCATTCCGTTGGTGGCTCTGGGCGAGATCAGTGCCAAACAGCGAAACGCGGGCAGGCAAGGCCGCGTGTTCAACATCACCGGTGGGCAATTCAACGCCCGCGAACGTGACCTCCTGACCGGTGATCCGTGGGCCCAGCCCCGACAGGAACGCCAGAGCCTTGGCGGGGTCCACCATCAGCGGCGTGTTGAAGGCGCGTTGGGCGATCTGGGCGTGGTGCATCATGCGCCCTCCTTGACGTCGGGTTTTTCATCGGCGCTGTCGTTCGTCTCGTCGTCCTCGGCGCTGCCTTGATCCGTGTCTTTCGCCCCACCTTCGCCCGGCCCCTGCGCAGGCGATCCCGGACGCCGGAAGTCTAGGCCCAGCGACAGCTCGCGTTTGCGCTCAGCGGCGATTTCGCGGTCAACCTGTTCGGCGTCATAGCCCCGCTCCGAGAGGGCTTGGGTGCGGGATTTCAGGCCCGCTTCGATCTGCAGGATCTCGGCCGAGGCGTCCTTCATCGGATCGATCCAGTCCCATTTGGTCGGCAGCCAGGCGCAAGCCTGATATTGCCGCCGCTGGCTGTCATAGCCGGGCAGGTCCAGCGCGCCTGACAGCACAGCGGTGTCCATCCAGCGCACCCAGACCGCGCGGCAGAGCTGATAAACCAGCACCCCATGCTGCCAGGCCGAGATGCGGCGGCGGAACTCGATCAGGGAAATCCGCGTGTTGGAGAAGTTGCCCTTGGCGGTGTCGCCGGTCAGGTAGCCATAGGGGATGCCCAGCGCCGCCGCGATTTGCAGCAAGGTGCGGTACTGGAACGGCTCATAGGTGCTACCGGAATCCGGCGTCGCCGGGGTGGACACGTCCTCGCCGGGATCCAGCCTCACCACCTGGCCGGGCTCAACCTCCAGATCCTCCTCGGTCGGTTCCAGGGGGGTTTCCGGGGCGGGCGAGGTGATGAACATTGCGAACATCGCCGCGATCTTCTTCCGTTCCAGTTCGGCATCGTCATAGAGGTCCAGCGTGAACAGCTTGACGATGGCGGCGGCGAACCGCGACACGCCGCGCAGCTGGCCCGCTTCGACAGGGTCCAGCACGTGGATCACATCGGTGGCCGGGACGCGAACGGTCTCATTTGTCAGGCCGGGATCGGTCAGATCACCGGGATGGCGGCGCAGAAAGTGATAGGCCACGCGGCGGCCGATGCCGTCAAACTCAATGCCCTGCCGGATCAGCCCCGCGCCGGGCAGTTCACGGTTCATGTCGAGCGGGAGCATCTCCGCAGGCAGCATCTGCAATTGCAGCGGCACGGTCAGACCGTCCTCGGCCCGGCGGGGTCGGATGCGGATGAAGACCTCGCCCGACAGGAACACTTCGCGCGCGGCCCGGCGCTGCAGCCCGTAGAAGTCGGTCAGCCCCTCGGCGTCGGCATCGTCGGTCCAGGCCAGCCAGAGCGCCTGCAACTCTTCCTTCTTTGTGGCATCAGCGATGGTCGACGAGGGCTTGATGCCGTCGCCGACGACATTGCTGGCGAAAGACTCCACGGCATTGGCGGCATAGCCGTTGTTCCTGACCAGCCAGCGCGCGCGGGCGGTGATGGTGTCGCCCGAGGCCGCGATTAGTGTGTTCACATGGGCGCGGGAGGCGCGGAACCCACGCAGGCGACGATGAGCCTGTGCGGCATCGAAGCCCCCGATGATGCTGCCGATGCGCTGCCGGAAGGCCTCAAAAGCCATGGATCACAGACCCTTCGAGGCAACCGTGCCCCAGCGCCTGCGACGCGGGGTGCCGGTGGTGG